ACAATCGGAGCGGTTGAAAAACCAACAGTAACTCAAGTTGGCCCTTCCAATGTTTTGGTGGCCGATATCCGAGTTTCTACCTACTATACACAAACAAACTAAAGGAAAATAATATGGCAACCGTAGTAATCACTGGGCGCGATATTTCTCTATCTTTCACAGGTGGAACAGATATCGAGGCACAAGCAACTTCAGCAGTTTTAACTAAGACTAACCTTCGTGAAACTTTTCAGACACTTGATGGTGAGGCTTACAAAACGACTAATATCGAGGGTACTTTCGCGCTTTCAATGCTTGCTGATTGGGGCAAGGCTAACTCAGTATGCGAAGCACTCTGGACAGCAGCCGAGACAGCGCCAGACACAGACATCAGCGTAACTCTTACAGCCGCTACAGGCGCTCAGTTCGTATTCCCAATTATGCCTGAATTCCCTACTGCTGGTGGCGCTGGAACAGATGCACAAACAGTAGACTTCACTTTCAAGGTATCTAAGGGTGCAGTAGTAGAAACCTTCAGCTAAACAATAGAAACGGGAGCAAGCAATGCAACAGCAAATAACAATTAAATATGTTGATGGATCGGAAACCACTTACCTGGTTCGCCCACCTGATTACGCCAAGTGGGAGATGACAACTAAAAAGGTTATCTCCCAGTTTGGTGGCATGTGGGACATCCTTTATGTAACGCACTCAGCAATGAAGCGCGATGCAGGCGGCAAGCCAACCAAGACACTCGATGTCTGGATGGAATCGGTCGCAGATGTTGAAGTAGGTGAAGGAGACCCAAAAGTCATCCAAGAGGAAGCGTAAGCCGACTCTTGGTAGAACTGGCGATAGCCACTCAGATCCCTATGGATCATTGGCAAAGCGCCGAGGATATTCTTACAGCGATTGAGATATTGGAGCAGAGGAATGGCAAGTGAATTAGTTGCACTTGACCAGACAGAACTGCGCCAAGTATTTAAAGCGTTAAGGAATATGGGTGAAGAAGCAAACGAAGAGGCCAAGCGCCAATCAGGCGCTCTGGCCGAATTCGCCCGGGCTGAAGTTATCCAAACTGCTAGCAGAGGTAACAACACTAAAGTCTCAGGCAGAATTGCTCAAGGTTCTAGGGTTAAGAAGTCAAGCCGTATCGGTGAGATTACTTATGGCTTCGCTTCACAGAAGTTCTCAGGTGGAGCAACTACTCGAGACATCTGGGGCGGTACTGAATTCGGATCTAACAAGTATAGGCAGTTCCCTGTCTGGTCAGGCCGAGAAGGTCGAGGCTCTAAGGGCTGGTTTATTTATCCAACTCTGAGAAAGATTCAACCTCAGATCGTGGCTAAGTGGACAGAATCATTCACTAAGATTTTGAAGGAGTGGGGCTAATGGCAACAGGTACAAGAGCGTTAACGCTCAAGCTTCTTGCTGATGTCGATAACTTCACTAAAAACCTTGATAAGGCCGATAAAGATGTTGCCACCTTCGGCGATAAAGTTTCAGACTTCGGAAAGAAGGCTGGATTAGCATTCGCAGCCGCAGGCGCAGCAGCCGTAGCCTATGCAGGAAAGTTAGCCATCGATGGCGTTAAGTCAGCCATTGCAGATGCAGCCGCTCAAGAAAAGTTAGCCCTTACTCTCAAGAATGTAACTGGCGCAACTGAAGATCAGATTGCTGCTACTGAAGATTACATAACCCAGACTTCTCTAGCATTTGGCGTTACAGATGATGATCTACGCCCATCCTTAGAACGCTTAGCCCGCGCTACTGGCGATGTTGAAAAGGCTCAGAAGTTACAGACAGTTGCGATCGATGTCGCAGCAGGCTCAGGTAAATCTCTTGAAGCCGTTACTAATGCCATGGCTAAAGCCGCCGAAGGCAATACAGCCGCCCTTGGCAAATTAGGCATCGGATTAACATCCGCTCAACTCAAGACCATGAGCATGGATCAGATCACCGCCAAATTGGCAGACACTTTCGAGAACCAAGCATCGGCCAAGGCAGATACATTCCAAGGTAAGTTAACTCGACTTCAGATCGCATTTGATGAAGGCAAGGAAACAGTAGGCGCTTACATTCTTGATGCCATAACTCCAATGGTCGATGTAATCGTTAAGAGGGTAATCCCAGCGATTGCAGACTTCACCAGCAACCTAGGCGATAAACTTCGCCCGGTCATGGAATTCCTAAGCCCAATTATCAATGGCCTTCGATCAGCATTTAATTCAGTTAAGAATTCGCTCAACGATAACAGCGAAGAATTAAAGCCTCTTCTTATCCTCTTCAAGGGACTTGCTGATTTCTCTCGCGATGTATTAGCGCCAATCCTAGGCAAGACTTTAGGTAAAGCGTTCGAGATTGTAGGCGCAGCAGTAGGCGCCCTAATCGATGGAGTAGCCAAAGTGGTTAATTTCTTCGATGATCTTTACAACAAGATCAAGCGAGTAATCGAGATATCTAAGCAGATTGGTTCTGCCTTAAATCCATTCAATAACGCATCATTCTCAACTGGAGCATCTTCTCCAGCAGCCGCACCAATGGCTCCATCGATGCCTAATGAACCAATTGCCGCTTATCGCTATGTCGGCGGCCAAGGTACAACCAATATCACCGTTAATGGCGCAATCGATAGCGAATCAACCGCTCGCCAGATAGTCAGCATTCTTAATGATTCCTCAGCTCGAGGAACCCTTGGAAGCGCGGCATTCTTTTAATGACTGTTTATACGCCAGCCTATAAGGTAATAATTGATGGCGAAGAAGTAACAGATGTAACCATCGCCAATGTAACTGTAACTTCAGGCCGTACCGATATTAACTCTCAGCCAGTTGCAGGCTATTGCCAGTTGCAGTTAATGAACTTGGATAACTCAAGTTACAACTTTACAGTAGGTACCGGGCTAGCAGTAGAGGTAACTAACTCGGTTGGTACTTATGTTCCAATCTTCGGCGGTTATGTTTCAGATTTTACTATTGCAGTCAATCGCGCTGGGGATCTTGGATATACAACCCTTGCGACTATTACTGCTCTGGGAGCCTTATCCAAACTGCCAAGAATTATCGATAACGGAGTTCTTAGCCAAGACTTTGATGGCGATCAGATCTACAGCCTTCTTTCAGGATATCTCTTAGGCCAATGGAATGAAGTTCCAGCCGCTCAGACTTGGGCAACTTATGACCCAACCGAGATCTGGGCTAATGCCGTCAATATCGGTTTAGGGGAAATCGATCAGCCAGGCGATTACCAAATGATTGCTCGAGGATCTAGCCCTACAGATCTTTACTCATTATGCGCCGCCATTGCTAATTCGGCTTTTGGCGTTCTATACGAAGATGCTAACGGCAATATCGGGTATGCAGACCAAACTCACCGCCAAGACTATTTAGCGGCCAATGGCTATACAACCCTAGATGCTAATCATGCTAACGGACTAGGTTTATCATCAACTACTCGAGCAGGCGATTTAAGAAACTACTATGAAATATCCTATGGATCTACTGGACAGTTCGATTATGTTGCTGAGGATACGCAAAGCCAAAGCCTTTACGGTATCTACGGAGAATCCTTTATTTCTAGAATTAAAAATACTGTAGATGCAGAAGCCTTGGCGGATCGGTACATAGCCCTTCGCGCTAACCCTTATGCCAAGTTTGAAAGCATTACTTTTGTGTTAGGCAATCCTGAGATCGATGATGCCGATCGAGATGCTCTTATTAACATCTTCTTAGGCCAGCCTGTCTGGATTCAGAACTTGCCCGGCAATATCACTAATGGCGAATTCCAAGGCTATATCGAAGGCTGGACATTCCGAGCGAGCCTGAACAACCTGAGCGTTACTTTTAACGCTTCTCCAATAAACTTCTCCCAAGTTGCGGTAAAATGGGAGCAGGTAAATGCAGCAGAGACTTGGAACACTCTAAGTCCAACCCTTACATGGATCAACGCGATAGGAGTCGTAGCCTAATGGCAACAACAACAACCAACTTCGGCTGGGATATCCCCCAATCGACAGATCTAGTGAAGGATGGCGCTACTGCCATCGCTGCACTTGGTCAAGATATTGATACAGCAATGGTCGACCTTAAGGGCGGCACAACTGGTCAGGTACTAGCTAAGGCTTCAGGTACAGATCTAGACTTCTCATGGGTAGCCCAAGATGATTCAAACGCTATTCAGAACGCTATCGTTGATGCTAAGGGTGATCTTATTGGCGCTACAGCAGCCGACACTCCTGCACGATTGGCAGTAGGTACTGACGGACAAGTATTAACTGCCGACTCAACAGCGGCTACTGGACTTAAATGGGCATCGGCATCGTCAGGGTTTAAAGGAGTTTCATTATATAAATCTGGCGGCGGTACTCAAACTATTGCAAATAACACAAACACAGCGATAACCTTTGATTCAGAATTTTTTGACACAGATGGCTTTCATAGCACTTCAACCAATACTTCAAGAATAACAATTCCAGCAGGTATGAGTGGCAAGTATTCAGTTGTTTCAACGGCATTGACTTGGGACATCAACGGAACAGGTAAGCGCGGTTTAGGTATTTATAAAAATGGCGCAGCACTTACTTCATCTCTTGAAATTATTCCTAGTGGTTCGATATATGTTTCAAATGCTTTATCTGTTGTAATAGATCTATCGGCTGGCGATTATATTGAGTTATATGCAATTCAAACTTCTGGCGGTAATTTGACCGCTTACGCAAGAAATCAAGATTACCCATTTACTGTTACTTATTTAGGAGCCTAATATGTGGGAACAACTTATCGAAATTTATCCAGATCTAACTGATGAAGATTTTGGTCAATTTGGAACTATATCTTTACAGGATGATTCCGATGGTTTAGGCCCTTTCATTGCTAAATGGGAGCATGTTAAGCCTTTACCAAAAGGTTTTAAAATCGGTAAATGAAACCTAAATTATGCAAGGCAGGGCAACAACTTCGTGAGCAGTTTGACGATTGCTTCCCTGACCGTGATCGCACCTCGGATGGCTGGATCGGCGATAGTCGGCACTCAGCTCGTAAGTCTGACCATAATCCAGATGGCGAAGGCTGGGTTCGTGCCATTGACATTGACCGCGATTTATCAGGAAAACCAAAGCCAGACATCATGCCCGATCTGGCGGATCAACTTCGTATCCTGGCAAAGTCTGATAAGCGCATCTCGTACATCATCTTCGATGGCAAGATTGCCTCAGCCAAAAGCGCGTGGCGTTGGAGAACTTATACAGGCATCAATAAGCACCGCCATCATTGCCATATATCTTTCAGTATCAAGGGCGATCAAGACGGTTCGTTTTTTCAGACCCCACTATTAGGAGGCACACTATGAACATGAAAAACCCTATATTCCTAACAGCAGGTGCGTTCTTATCTGCTTGGGCTGCTTCTAACTTCGCAGCAGATTACCGCTCAATTCTCTGGGCTGTACTAGCTGGAGTATTCGGATATGCGACTCCTAAACGATGACACCAACGGACTACTTAAATCTCTATATTGCCACGCTTGCAATAGTGGGTGGATTAGCGGGCTATGTGATCACGCACTTGCTGTCGGAGATCAAAAGACTTAATGCGCGTGTCGATGAGATCTATAACATACTTTTAGAGCGATAATTTAATCATGGCGCGTAAGAAGTCTATCGACTTAGAGGCTTACTCTATGTTAGATCAGTACTGCATCGGGCTTAATGAGTTCTATAAAAGCCTAAGGCGCTCAGGTTTCACCGTTGAGTTATCCCTAGCCATACTTCTAGAACCTGCTACTTACCCAGCAACTATTCTTCCTGCACCTAATTGGTTGCCGCTATCACCCGACCGCATACCTTATGACGATGATGATGATGAGGATTAATGAAGCGAACCGTAGTCATTCCAGACTTGCAATGCCCCTACGAAGATTCTCATGTTG